GCCTGACTTGCACCCCCACCAGCAGACCACATATATGCAACAAAGTTTTCAGTATTATCATTAAAACCACCTGCTCCTGAACCAAGACCGAAACCATCACTATCGAAACTTGTTAAGCTATTTGAATCAGTTGCTATATCTGCATCATCGTTTGGCTCCCAAAAACTTTGTACACCTTGCACTCTATCAAATGCCTTCCAGTCATCAGCTTGACTTCTATTTTTTATCCATACATCATCAGGTGTAAATGTAGAATTTCCAGTTTGATCAATATTTCTAGCTGAACCATTACCTGTATATAACACTGGTTGAAAAAATTTAGAACCATCTGTAATAGTAGGTGTATCTAAATTAGCTGAACTTAACTCTTTAAAACCTGTTGTTGGAGTTCCAGAAAGATTAGAAAATCTTGCTACAGCAGTCTTATAACATCCTATACCAAAATGCAAACAATCTTGGCCTGTTAATCCAACAGTGTTAGATGCTCCAGTTGAGGCAGGAAATACTTCTGTTCCATCATCAAAAAATTCTATAGTGTCATTGTCAGCATCATACTCTACTCTAATAGTTCCATTAATAGGACCACCTGTATCTACAACAACAGAATTATTTTTTACTATTTCTCCAGTTCCAATATTAAGAAAATAACCAGATGCAGCACCAGATAATGTATTATTGTTTCCTACTTGTATAACCCCAATTATATAAAAGTTCATTGATGCAGGATATGTATCAGCAGCAGCTATATCCCATTCCATAACCCATTTACCACTAGAAGGTATTTGCATAGAAGACATAGCTATAAAGTAATCATTACTAGCAGACTCTAATTTAAGATTACCTTCCTCTAAAGTTAGTGAAGAGGATTTATATATTGGTGTTAATACACATTGATTATTTGTAGGAGTATCGGTAGATTGATCACCAGCAGCTAAATTATTTGCAGTAAAATCATTATTGTTTCCAGAAATATCATTCCCTAAAGCACTAGAGTCAGCAAAATCTAGGTAAAATCCATTATCACCAAAAGTTAAACCACTAGGATCTTTTGGCCTCCATACTTTATTAGTATCATATTCTCCAAAGTCGGCTGCTTCATAAGCCTGTCCATCACAAAAAACACACTCTGCAAGATAACCATCGAAATAATTTGACGAAGCTGCTTGCCTACCAATATATTGAGTTATTCCACCTTTATTAGTAACTCCTGTAGATCCTTGAGCAGGTACAGTATTTGTAGCAAATGTAGTTACTTCAACACCATTTACATATAGTCTACACCTCAAAGCTTCAGTAGCATTATCAGAATCATAAACTACTACAAAATGATACCAAGCATGAGGATCAGAATAGTAACCATTGGTTCTTAAGAGTGCTGTTCCACCAGAAGTTCCATCAGATTCTACATTTATATATAATCTATCATCATCACCAGTAGCAGTAGAAGGATATCCATAAAATTGAAAATAAGAAGTACCACTGCTAGATGCTGACAATCCCCATGTTTGTCTAGTATCTAAATTACCTCTTTTGATCCACGTACTATAAGTCCATTTTTTCTGATCAGTAGGAGTTGCACTTGTTCTAGAAAAATTAGCAGAATCTCCATCATGTAATATTACACTATTTCCAACAGTATGTGCTTCTCCACCTGATGCAGATCCTGCTGCCATTAATAAATTATTTTGAAAAACCATTAGCTATATTCCTGTGATAAAATTGCTTGTATATTTTCACCTGTATTGTCACTTGAAATAGAAGCAACAATATAATCCAATCTATCTACGGCTCCATTAGATGTAGAGAAGGTTGGATCTGTACCTGCTGGAAACTTCCAACAAGCATTCCATGATAATGTACCACTACCACCTGACTGTACAAAGAAGACACTACCTACTTGACCTGCCCTTGCATTGGTTGGTCTAGCCATAGTATGTCCTGCTGTAACAGTTGTTAAAAAGTTTTGTGCTATACCAAAGTTAAGAGAGACAGAAGTTACACCATTTATAGCTGTTGTATGTACGGCTGCTGCTGCCGACTCACTTAGTTGTAGTTGACCTTCAAGAGAAGTATTACCACTTACTCTGACTGTACCTAAAAATCCTGAGTTACCTGTTATAGTGGCAGTACCACCAACTGCAAAGTTACCTGTTAGAGTTGTATTACCTACTATTGTAACTGTTCCACCAACAAAGAGATTAGTACCTATAGATACATCACCACTTACCGAAACATCTCCATCAAAGTTAGCATTGCCTGTAGCTTGGAAAGTACCTCCTACAGATACATTGGTAGCTACATCAAGATCTCCTGATACTGAAACATCTCCCTCAAATACTGCTTTACCTACTACAGTAACTGTAGAACCTAGTTGAGTAGCACCTGTAATTGTTGCTGTACCACCTACTGATACATTACCTGCTGTGTCTATATTACCTGATACGGATACATTGCCATCAAATACTGCATTGCCAGTTACTTGAGATGTTCCACCTACTGAAACATTACCAGCCATATCTACATTACCTGATACAGAAACACTATCTTCAAATATAGCAGCACCTGCAACAGTTACTGTAGATCCAAACTGACTTGCTCCTGTAGCTACAAGTGTTCCTCCTATAGATGCATTCGTAGCAACATCTATATCTCCACTTACAGATACATCCCCTTCAAATACAGCCTTGCCTACAACCGTTACAGTCGATCCTAACTGTGTAGCTCCTGTAGCAGTAAATGTACCTCCTATAGAAGCATTGGTAGCTACATCAAGATCTCCAGAAACAGATACATCACTTTCAAAGATACCTACTCCTGCTACTGTTACAGTTCCACCTACATAGAGATTACCACCTATAGTAGCATTATTAACTGATATATTACCTTCAATAGATGCTGTAATACCAGTAAGATTAGATCCATCTCCAAAGAAAGCAGAAGCACATACCTTACTACTTACATGTACATCTCCCTTTACAGTTACATTTCCTCCTAGAGAAACATTACCTGCTACATCCAGAGTACCTCCAACTGAAGCATTAGTGCTTACTCTCATAGCACCACCTACTCCAAGATCTCCTGTCATAGTAGTATTACCTACAATAGTTACAGTACCACCTACAAAAAGATTTGTTCCTATAGATACATCACCACTAACAGATACATCACCATCAAAGTTAGCATTACCAGTTATCTGTGCTGTACCTCCAATAGATGTATTACCAGTTATATCTAGTGTTCCACCAAGACTTGTATTACCACTTACTCGAACAGTACCAAGAAAACCTGAATTACCAGATACAGTAGCTGTACTTTTCATAACTACGGCTGCTTCTAAACTAGTAGCTCCAGATACTCGAACAGTACCTAGAAAGCCTGAATTACCAGATACAGTTACTGTACTTAAAAAGTTAGCAGCACCTCCTACAGAGAGAGTAGATGCTAGACTTGCTGCACCACCTACAGTTACAGTTCCACCTAGATTAGTATTGCCTGATACGGATACATCATCCTTAAAGGTAGCTGCTCCTACAACATTAAATGGTCCAGATACTGATACACTTCCACCTACATGTATAAATCCCGATACTGAAATATTTGTAGCAATACCTAGTTCTGCTTCTACATTTGTAAGGTTTGAACCATCACCATAGTAGTAGGCAGCAGTTACATTACCACTTACTTCTACATCATCTTTAAAAGTAGCTTTACCTGTACCTGTTAATGTACCACCAACCGAAACATTAGTAGCTACATCTATATCCCCACTTACAGATACATCATTCTTAAATTCTGTCTTACCTGTTATCTGTGCTGTACTACCTACTGCAAGTGTACCACCTACTGAAGCATTGGTTGCTACATCAAGATCACCACTTACGGATACGTCACCTTCAAAGACAGCTTTACCAACAACTGTTACTGTAGAGCCTAATTGAGTAGCTCCAGTAGCTGTTAGTGTTCCACCTATACTTGTATTACCTGCTGTATCTATATTACCAGAGACAGAAGTATTTCCTTTAACAATTACATTACCACCAAAGTTACCATCACCAGCTACAGTAAGACTGCTTACAGATACATCTCCACCTATAGAAGCTGTAATACCAGTAAGATTAGAACCATCACCAAAAAAAGCACTTGCACAAACTCTATTTCCTACAGCTAATCCACCATTTACACTTAGGTCACTTGTTATCTGTCCTGTACCTACAACATTTATTCCTGATCTAGATACCTTTAATGCTGTATTTGTACCATCTCCAGTTTGAACATAGGTTGCTGAAGCTTTTACTCCAGTATTTGTTGTACTAGAATTTACAAGCAATAACTGCTTATAAGTTGTCGATATTAGTTTTCCTGTTAAATCTGTCATATCAAATCCCAAGCTCTATTGGCATCATCGTACTTTGTTGTATGCCGTGTTTCTTCTAAAGTAGTAGGATCAACTGTAATCCAACTGTTCTGTACATTCCATAATGTTCCCCTACCACCATCATCAGGTCTAGGATTACGAATAGCAGGATTATCTTTTACATTTGGTACTTTATTTTGAGGATGATTTTTTAAATCATACTGCCCTTCATAGTCTTGAGGACATACCACTAATCCATAACTATTTAACCTCATTACTCTATGTGGATAAACAAATCCACAAACATCACATTTAGCTAGTGCATTTTTTTGTGTAGCCATTAATTATAAAATGTTAGTCTAGGCAATAGATAGATACTAGATGTTTCTCTATCCTCTTGTAAAGCCCTTCCTAATATTTCCTCATAGTTAGTTTTTAACATTGCAATCTTTGTGTCTGGTACTAATGGTCTTTTCATAGACATATAGTAAGCCAGCCCACAAGTTAGAGCAGGTAAAAATCTTTTAGGAGCATCTGCATTTTGTATAGCTGATTTATTTACATCCTGTAATTCTTTAACAACTTCTAACTTTAAAGTATCTGTAGAGTTCTCTGGTATAGGCCAAACAGATAATGTTGGATTATCTCTTCCTCTACGAATAGTATATTGATTAGGTTTACCTGTCTGTGTTTTTGCAGGTATAATCATATACTCTTCTGGAGTAATACGAGTAAGTTTTACATCTGTATTAGATCTGCTGATTACAACCTCAAGAGCATTAATAGTACTGCTATCCAGACTATAACTAGTTACTGAAGTTGTAAGAGTAAAAGAAGATGTACTTGTAGACCAGAGAAGAACTCCTCTATTCTGCCAATCCTTCAGCATTAGATTAATAGAACGTCTAGCTGAAGCAGCTTCATTTGCAAGAGTACTCTCACCTCCTATCATTTCAGAGGCTTCTTGAATTACTTCATCTATATCTAGATTAAAGTTGTATGTTCCTGATACTGCCATTATGTTCTATACCTTCTTGTCTTTTTAGCTATCTTCTTTGGTTGTTTAACGAACTGCTTTCCGGCAGCAGTCCCCTTTCTCTTTGCTTTCGTGGTCGATGCTTACTCCTTTGCTGACAGGCTTTTTATTGCTTTCTCTGGAAGATATCTTTCTCCTGTCTGGCTCGATGGTTTTCCTGACTTGGTTCTCCATTTTTGTTTACTCCATTTACTTAACTTATTACTTTTCTTTTTCTTACCTTTGTATGTACCACCTGCATCTTTATAATACTTAACAGCTAACTGCATTGCTCTTGCTGAATGCTTACCACCCATCTTAGCTTTTGCTCTAGCTTTAGCAGCAGCCCACTTCTTAGGATCACGTTTGGTAGCTCTAGACATAGACTACTGCCTTTCATCTTCTTCTATGCATTCTTTACATCTACAATTTTGACAGACCACTATAGCTCTCTCATTAGGATCAACAAACTTTCTTAAAGTTCTACCACAATGACACTCATGACCACAATTGCCACAGTTGCCCATAAATTATTTTCCAACTTTTTTCATAGCAGCTTTATGTGCTGCCCCAAAAGTTTTACCTGCCCTCATCTCCTTTCTCATAAAAGCCATATGTTTTTTTGTATGATGTTTAGAATGTTTCTTCAAAGTATCTTTCTGTCTTTGAGTTAATGTTTTTTTCTTTAACATCTCCATCTCTTTCTAGCTTGTCTTAGTCTGCTATTTGGATTCTTAGCAGCCTTTGGAAACTTCTTCATTTGACCTGCTGATCTAGCACAATATGATT